CAAACAATCATATTATTCGCTGCGTAATCATTGAGCATCTTTTCAAATAATTGACCTCTTAATTCTTTTTGTTTCATTTCTTTTCAGTTATGGACATAGTTAGGTTTTTAGGTGAATAAAGATGAAAACACTTTTCTTCAATATTCATAATCCTTTTTAGTTATCTCTTTAACTTTAATTGATAACTACTCACTGCCCAAAAGTTCCAGTTAGGTACTGGCATTAATAAGGTTCTTTACTTCCTCTCACCACCAAGTCGCACCTCTGCGGAGCTTGGATTTATTATTATTAATGTTGTTCATCATTCAAACAATCTCGCAGTTAAGATCACATAACCGCTACCAATTCAAATGATGGTTCTTTTCGCAGTCGCTTTTATTTGCTACTTAATTAAAGTTACATAGCAAGGGATTAAAACGGGAAAAAACCTTATTCAGCCATTCAAAGAAAATCCCCCAATGATTTAAACGTGTTCAGCGTCCTAAATCAAAGGGGGAGAATTTCGGAACTACTGAACGCAACAAATATAAAATAAAGTCAAGTATACTTACATTCACTTTTTAACAATCAAAGAGTAAATTAAAATCGGCAGCCATAACAAACCAGTTACGATGACACCAACCACATTCTCACGAGAAAAATGTAATATTCGCTTTAGGAACATCATACTCATCAATCCAATAAGTAACAAGGCGATCGCCATATAGCAGATAAAACAAAAAAGAAGCGGATTCATATTCAAGATTCTCTTCGTTTTCTTCCACGTTTCTTTGGAGTTATTGGTTGTACTTCATCTACTTGTAGCACTTCCTCTCTTTTTAGTTGTTTGTTGAGTTCCGCAATGGTTTGATTCACACAACTAACGCAGCTCGTTACCTTTTCATTACGGCCAGTCATCAACGACTTCAACCGAGCGAGTAATGTGCGCTCATCGTTATTTAATGCACCGTTCTTTTTAGCATTGAAAAGAAGCGTTTGAGCGTCTTGCATTAACGAACCATCGACAATCTTCTCCCACTTACCGGCAGGACAATCGGATAGTGTCATTTTTGTTTTAATGTCGAGGAAACATCCACAGGGTTTGAATGTAACTCCTTCAATGGTCATTGTTTCACCCAAAGGATTCATCTTGTTGAGTGGTGTTCCACAAGTTCGCGTTGTCGCGTGGTACGCTGGGCATTCAATACAAGTGGCCATTCGTTTATTGGCCATTTCTAAAATTTGATTCATAACCTAATTATTGATTTTCGTAATTCGTCTTTTGCTGATTTGACTGTTTGATATAAATAGCTTTTCGGGATTCCTGTCTCACGGCTCAAATGATCGTAACTGAAATCGTTGAGCGCATACAAGTAAAACACTTCTCTTTCAAAGAATGGCAACCTACTAATGTAAATATCGAGCTGTTCGTTCGTTAACCTATCCCCCATCCAAACCGATTCAACCGCCATATTTTGCAAATGCTCATCGGTAATATCCGCGTAAAGTTCCGAATGCTTCCGGTATAGGTTGTGATACGATGAACGATTGGAGTAATAAGCAATTCGAATCGCGTGGGCAACGTACGCTTCGATGTCCTTAACGTGAGTAATATCGTTTTCAAGGATGCGGCTAATGGTGTCGTGCAGTAAGTCATTCGCTTCGAACGAGTTTGCGGTTAGTGATAACGCAATTTTGCGCCAATGGTTATATCTTAACTGCGAAATAATCATCAATTACTTTTATCGTGGCTTCTACTCCTTTACAATATGTAGCAAAGTAACCCCTATCGTTTAAATCTTTAATCCATTGCTTTTGTTCTTTGCTTACTACACCTTTCAAATCTTTGATTTCTATAAGCAATCCGTGATAATTACCCACCGGTTCGAATATCTGAAGATCGGGAACACCTTTAACGTATCCAGTGGCCTTCATTTTTATCGCTTGTTTCATCGAAGTTCGCACTCCACCTGCGGACGCGCAGTATAAAACGTGCGGATATTGGTATTTAATGTAATCAACAACCGCTTTTTGCACCCCTGCTTCACCGGAATAAGGCCGTTTCACTTTGGTTTTTAGCGCATTGATCATTGCTCTTTTCATAATCGTATCAAATTTAATCAATTTTTTATTATTGAAAATCAATAAATTACACGACAATCAAAAAATTTTAACAATTATCTTTATTTTTTTCTTGTTTTATTAAATTTCTTTTACATATATTTGCAAACACAAACGAAATAATTAAAAACAAAAACAAATGGAAACAAATTACCAAGTTCACATCAAAGAGGGAATCAACGCGGAAGTTCGCAATTACGATTCTTTAGATCGCGCCAATCGTTACGTGTTGGAGAAGGCGAGCGAAATGGGTTTACAGTACGGAATCGACCAAGATGGATGGGCATTCGCTCACACTGGAGATGACTACTCACCTGCACGAACTGAAATCTTTATTTTTCAAATCATCTAATCCAATGTTAGCAAAGAAAACAATTGTGGTTTATGGCGATGATAACGTTGTAAATCAAATCAAAGATAATGGTGGTGCGACTACTTCGGTCAAATTCCTCTCCATTGATGAACTTGCTTTTTTACGAGTGGTGGTAAAAAAAATGATTGAAACCAATAGCCATTCTCATCTTTTAAATGATGATGAATTGATAAACTTATATGTTAAATTAACTCAATCTTCAGTGCTTTATGAATCAGAAAATTAACCTAACCTATCCAAAAAAGTTCATTTGCGTTCAATCCGCGAGTTATCCAACCGAGCAACTTGACTTTAATCAGATAGCGCAGCACATAGCCGCAGGAACTAACCGCACTCCACTCGAAAGGATGGAGGAACTATTAACCGAAAAAACCTACGTGAAGTAATGCCGTGGATAATAGACGATGATGGCATCAAGCGACTCGTAGACGAAGGTTCGGATGCCCACAAAAGCTATCTCATTGAAGAAGCAGTTAACTACGAAATCAAAAATCAAATTAGTAAAAACCAAATAAATAAAAACAAAATGAAAAAAGCGAAAATCACGCACATTCAAGGGAATGGAACTTGGAACGATCTATTCAAGTTCGATGTTACAATGGACAACAATGACACCGGCACGGTGTTCAGTAAGTCCCAAACTCCAACCTTCGCAGTTGGTGAGGAGAAGTCATATGAAATTACCCCGAGCGGTCGAGGTCATAAAATCAAATGGATTCAAGAATCACGCACGTTCAGTCCAAGCGGTAATGGTGGTGGTTCATCTTATCAAAAATCACCACAAGACAAAGCGGAAATCGCTCGTGCGGTTGCGTTGAAAGCTGCAGTGGATGCCATTGGAGCTGGTGAAGCTCCTGCTAAATACGTGAACTATGCGCTCTATTTTGAACACTATCTAACCACAGGCCAACAAGCTAACCAAGATGCAGTTGATAACGCGGTAAGCAATCGCAAGATGGATGCAAACGATGATTTGCCTTTCTGAATTCCAACCGAATGGATTAATAAATTACAATTGAAAAGAGAAAAATGAAAACCGACTTCCAACAATTAATCAAAAGCAACTTCAAAAACACGCTCAATTTTGGGCGTGTTATTGGGGTGAGCTATCCAACCGCGTGGCGATACGTTAACTACCCACTTTATATGCGGTTAATCGACATCCAAAAACTATCTGATGAACTGAAAATCGATATAAAGATAATCGTGCAGATGGCAATTAACTCAAGTGTAATAAAAGTAAAAAACGAAGGCGATGAATAAGGAATTATTAAAGGTGTACGAAAAACTAAAAACGAACTTCATCCAGTCTCCAATCGCGTTTGATCTACTCAATGAAATCATTAGCCATCCTGAATGCGCAGAACTCAAAGAAAAGATTGCATTCGATAAGGAAAGGATGTTGAAACCCGATGGTGATGAAATCACTAACGCAGTCCTTGAAGCGGTGTGCAATGCGTGTAAAATCAGTTCAGAGGAACTTTTCTGCCGTTTAAGATTACGCGAGTTCAACGATGCCCGTATTATTTACACGATGTTTTTGAGGAAAGGAACGAACTGGAGTTATGCGAAGATGGCAAGCCACCTCAACCGCCATCACGCGACAATGCTTCACAATATGAAAACATTTGAATCGCTTGTGGCCACTAATCCACCATTTAAAAAAAAGGTGCTTCAAATTATTCACGAACTGAATAATAAAAAAATCTTTATCTTTGATGACATACTAACGAACAACAAATGGAAATATGAACGAACTAACGGAAATCTTGAGAGAAGTGCGATTATTGCACGAAAAACTCGACAAGCTATTATCAACAAAAGACGAGAAGAACTCGCGCTTCACACCTCCAACGCTTGAGGAAGTGGCTGATTACTTCATTGAACGAATGCCAAATGCCGACACCGAAGATGCGATTAACTTTGCCGATATCTTTATCAGCCATTACACGAATACTAATTGGTACTACGGCAAGAAAAAAATGAAAGATTGGAAAGCTGCTATGCGTTCAGCTTGGAAATTACACGAATTCATAACAAATAAAAACAAACAAAATGACACAGTTGGTCGAATACAAAGGACTGAATTACAAGAGTGGGTTAACTCCTAACGAGCGTGCCTATCTCGAAGCCAAAGAGCAGGCGAGAATTTGCGATATAACGATGCAAATGTTCAAGTCATTACTGGCGCGAACAATAGTAATAAGCGGCATCAAACAATTACCATCGGTAGAGGAAGTGCAAATGCTGTTTACTAACGCGATACATTACCATCCTTATATGACTATTGGAGAATACGCACTGGCCTTTGAGATGAATGCGGCAGGGGTGGAATTTACACGCGTTGAGAATTTCGGAATGATTACCATTGCGTTTCAAAGTGATGTGCTAAAAAACTACACGAATGTCAGGAACAAAATTAACATCGATCTCGAAAAGAAAAAAACGAAGATGGAAACACCTATCAATCAATACAACGAACCAATCGATTGGAAAGCAATGTTCACAACCGATATTGCACGTTGGAAAAATAACCAACGCGAAGCGGTGATGATACTCGCGCCCAATTTCATTGCGAAGTTTTATGAACTGGAGGCGGTGAACGATGACTGTTGGACTGATGAACAATGGAAGCAATGGAAATTCGCAGCACGTTTTCAAGTAATCGAGGAAATGCAATTAACTAAAACGCGACTTGAAAGGATGAATAAGGATGAAAAACTCTCCTTTAATCAGTCCGTTCAAAAAGAATTGATGCGCAGGTTATACGCGGATATTATGGACAGTTCAATAATGCAAAAACAAATAATTACAAAACTATGATTTACAGAGATCACTTTCAAAATTACAAAAGCTATGGAATCCCAAAGGCGCAATTGATAATCGCTGACATTCCATACAATTTAGGAAATAACGCATACGCATCGAATCCTGCGTGGTATAAGGATGGAGATAATTCAAATGGCGAAAGCGAATTAGCAGGAAAAAGTTTTTTTGATACCGATGAAGATTTTAGACCTGCTGAATTTATGCACTTTTGCTCAACGATGTTAAAAGCAGAACCAAAGAAACCAAAGATTGAAGGAGAGGCAAGACAAAAAAGCGATGCGCCTTGTATGATTATTTTCTGCGCTTTTGATCAACAAATGTATTTAATAGAATTAGCAAAGAGATATGGATTAAATAATTACATCAATTTAGTATTTCGCAAAAACTTTAGTGCGCAAGTACTCAAAGCCAATATGAAGGTCGTTGGTAATTGTGAATATGGTTTAATTTTATATCGCGATAGATTACCTAAATTTAGAAACAATGGTAAAATGATTTTTAATTGTATGGATTGGCCGCGAGACAATGAAAGTGAAAAGATACATCCAACACAAAAGCCAGTTGAATTATTGAAAAATCTAATTGAAATTTTTACCGATGAAGGTGATGTTGTTATTGATCCATGCGCAGGAAGTGGAAGTACTTTAATAGCTGCTGAACGTATGAATCGTAAGGGATATGGATTTGAAATTAAAAAGGAATTTCATACGAAAGCGAATAAATGGTTATCAGAAGAAAAGCAATCTAAAAAAGATATTGCGGAGTTTGGATTCGACAAAACAAAGATTGAAAAAATACATCCAACATTATTCTAATGAAAACTTATAACGTGCGGTTCGAATTGTATGGTAAGAAGTATCACATCAAAAAGCAATGTGATAATCCAAACCTACTGAAGCAATTGATACGAATGGATATAATCTTTACTCAAATAAATGAAATACCATCAGAAACAAATTGATGCTCTCAATCTACTAGCCATTGATAATGATTGCAGACAATTATTGTATGGTGGAGGGGTTGGCGGAGGAAAATCCTTTCTAGGTTGTGATTGGCAAATAAAACGAAGGTTGAAATATCCGAACACACGCGGATTAATCGGTCGTTCAGAATTGAAGAAATTGCGATTGTCAACGATGGCTACCTTCTTTGAATTATGCGCCACTCACGGACTGCTACCTGATAAACATTGGACATATAACGGCCAAGACCACGTAATAAAATTCTTTAACGGAAGTCAAATAATATTGATGGATTTGGCTGACCTTCCATCGGATCCCGAGTTCCAAAGATTCGGTTCAATTGAGTTAACTGATGCGTTTGTAGACGAGGCAGGAGAAGTAAGTCAAAAGTGTATCGACATCCTTTCCTCTCGTTTGCGTTATCGGTTAATCAATGACAAACCAAAATTGTTAATGACCTGCAATCCGCATAAAGGTTGGTTATATACGGAGTTCTTTGATGCGAAGCGTAATGGCACGATAAGAAGCGACCGCGATTTTATCCAAGCATTGCCAACGGATAACCCTCACGTCTCCCCGGTATATCTTGAATCACTCCAAATGCTTCCCGAAGTTGACCGCAAACGATTGTTGGAGGGCGATTGGGACTATGATGAAACAAAAGACCGTTTATATAACTACGATGACTTACTGCGATGCTTCCGCACTCCAGCAGCAAATATCAATTCAGATATGTTTATCACTGCTGATATTGCGCGAATGGGAAATGATAGAACAATCATTGTATTATGGAATGGATTACACGCTTCCAAGTTCATCGTGTTAAAACAAAAGCCAATTAACGAAGTGGTGGATACTATCAATCAACTTGCACAATCGAATGGTGTGAGGTTGTCCAATGTCCTTTGTGATGAAGATGGAATTGGTGGGGGTGCGGTTGACTTCCTGAAATGCAAAGGGTTCTTGAATGGATCAAAATCAGTTCGCGACAATTACATGAACTTAAAAGCAGATTGTTATTTTAAACTCGGTGAACTGATAACGACCAACGCGATTACTTTTGAATCAACGCATAAGGACACGATTGTAAAAGAACTCGAAATGATACGCAGGGAAAAAATTGATAGCGATGGAAAGCTGCGTGTGACTAACAAAGAAACATTGCAGAAGAAATATGGTATATCTCCCGACTTTGCGGATGCGATAATGATGCGCGCGTTCTATGAATTAAAAAAGAATTTTGGTAAATATGCTTTTGGTTAAATAAATTTAATATATTTGAAATCTAAAACAAAAACAAAATGAAACTAAATGAAATGATTAAACTGGAAGCCGAATACTACGCTGCATTCGGTGGAGATGGAATGAGTGGCGAATCGTATTTCGCGTTTATGGCAGGTGCTAAATACGCACTCAAATTAATTGCTCAAGAGATTAATGATGAACTATAAATTGACAGCAAACTCAATTTGTTGCCGAAAATTTGAAAATATGGAAATTAAAAAAGAACATTTAGAAGAAGCATTTAATAGAGGAATGTCTTACGATTATAGACCAACTTTCTTTATGTGTTTTAATCGTTGGTATAACGAAAAATTTGTTGATGCTAACAAATGTAATGTTTGTAAATATTCAGAAGTCAAACACAAACATAACCATAAAGTATGTGGCAAATGTGTAGATTGTTGTTTGTTTGAAAATAACCGATAACGTTAAGTATATGAAATGTTGCGTATAAAAAGCATAAAAGATTGATAACAATATAAACTTAATAGAATGGCACACAGTAACGAAAAGCTACAACCAAGCAATGTTTTATATACATTGTTAGCACCCGTTGTTTTTGATAATGTACGCTCTACAACTGAGCGAACAAGCAACAGGAAGCGACAATGCTATGGAACAGGTAATACAATTGAAAAAGGCGAAAAGTACATTAACCACCAATTTAGATATGACAGTAGAATATTGACAGTAAGCTTTTCTGTTGGGTATTTCTACAATGGGTGCTAACGTTGAGTATAACCGAAGTTGGGGGATTTGAAATGCTTACCTGTCCACCGACTAAAAATTACAATAGTGAGCGAAATAACCGAACTGGCACACGCCCCCAATTTTGGTTATACTGTGTTATAGGGCGTTTATTCTTATCAAAATGAAACGTAA